AATTTGAGTATCAGAATGATTATTTTAAAATTTCCGTAATGATAAAGTTGTTAGAATTTAATTGAGTAGTAAGGAGCATGGTTCATCTGAAATTTAATTTAAATTTTAATTCTTTAGCCAAGGATGATCATCTAAATTTAAGTGCAGCAAAGATTCTAAGAAAAGCTATACGGTGATCAATAAAATTATGTTAGCTATGTAAAGCTAAATAGACAATGATGAGTGTCATATTTTTGCTCAGATAGTGATGTTCAGCCAAATAACTTTAAAGCTACGTAAAGAGAGCTTTAGATCTGAAAGATAGAAATAACTAGGGATTAGTTTAAACTATATAATTGTTCGTATAATACGGCATTATGTTACTTGCCATGTTCGTTGACTAAAGACCCCGCGCTAGCGGGGTTTTTTGTCAATGATGCGACCATTTCCATACGCACTCGCATGGCATTTAACATTAGTGCTCATTATGCGAATTTGAGGAGAGGAAAGGGCGGGCAGCGACTTGTCGCGCCTGACCTTTCTGGGAGATTTTGAGAGAGGGCACACTGCTATCTAATAGTGTGCCTGACTGTCCAAAGTTTTTTGTCATTTCTGCTGTGAGCTATATATAACGGAGCTTTCAGAAGAAATGAGAATGAATCGCAACAAGTGTTAATTTTGATTATATTTTAACCTTTTTTCCTATCATTTCTTCTATATTGTATTGACTCTTTGGTGGTTCATATCCTTCTGGGACTTGATTATTTAGATCAAATACTAATTCGACATATTCTACTTTTTGATTTTTTCTTTTAAATTTTTCTTTTTGATGTTCTTCTCTTATGTATTCTTCTGTTATTCCACATCTTTTTAATTCTTCCATATATTTTTTGAATGTTTTTTCATCATGATCTTTTTTTATTTTTTCTATTCCAATCATGACAAGCACGCATAAAAAACTTGTTAAATTTCTTGTCTTTACTTTCGATAGCCTTCCAGTAGCAGTAGTTTTATTAAATACTTTTCCTATTTTTTCTTCTATTTCTAGAATATCCATTTTTATTTCCTATTTTTACTTTCAGCAATCATCATTCGAACCATATAGAGGATTCTTTTTTTATCTTCTTTTTCTATATTTTTTAGGTCGTTGAGAATTATAGCTATTTCTTCATCTGTGCTTCCGTCTTCGCCAAATGCAAGATTATCTATACTCATACCGAGAGCTATGCTTAGTCTTTTTAAGTGTTGCAATGTAGGATTTGGATCTTCTGCGGTCATGTTTCTTTTTAGGGTCTTGTAGTTTACTCCAGCGATGTTTGCTAGTTCAGGAATACTGATATTCAGTTCCTTACATTTCTTTTCTATTCGTTCGCCTATACTGTTCATTTCATGACCTTTTTCACTTTCGTTAATTTTATAACAATTATTTCTCATATATTAGATTTCCTTTGTTTACACTTCTCATATATTAGATTAATATCTATTTAAAGAGATTTTAATTCTATTAAATGCGATAATTATTGGGGAATTTTATGAGCATACAACAAGTATTAAAAGTTCATATATCTGGGTAATTGCTTATGCTAGATTTTTTGCGGTTAGCTATTCCAATCATACCTACGCATGTTCGTAGCTTAGAGAATAATCACTGGTTTACTGGTGATATTCGCGATTTTGGTATTCCTGCTGCGACTCGACATGTTGGTAAATTGGATGATGGAACTACAACGACAGGGGAGCTTTATCATCCTTTTGAGTCTCTTCCTAGTGATTACTCCGACATGGCTATGAAGTTTTATACGCATACAATCAATAGAACACCTTATGTCGAGATTAAGGCGTCTCCGTTGAAGTTGTTACAAGGTCACAATGTGTATGGTTTTGAATCTATCGAATTAGGTTCTGATCATATGCTTGGCATGTTACTCGAAGCCTTTCCCCAGCTAGCCCCAATCTTAGATTTGCCAAATACTGAGGTTTTACATCTAGATACGACATATTTATTTAGATTGCCACATCAGAATATGGTTCAACCTACGCTTGACTACATGGCTAGCTTGGCTTCGGGTCATCGTAAAGCTCGTGAAGTTAAATATGATAATTACATTTCTTGGGGTAATGATGGTGCAAGTGTACGTCCCAAGGCTTATGGCAAATTTGAAGAAGTAAAAAGCCAATTACATAAGCTACAGAAGAAAGCAGATAAGGGCTGTATGCGTTCTAAATCACTTGTTATTGCTATGAATAATGCCTTGCCATTTGCTAATGCCATTCTTCGTTTAGAAGCCCGTATTTGTAAAACCTATTTAACTAAGAATGGTTATCCATCTAATTTATTTCAGCTTATTAAGCTGCAACATGAACAGCCAGAATTATTGCTACGCCTCTGGCACGTAGCGTTTGACCCAATCCTTAAGACAATGGAGGGTAAATATATGAACTTCGCAAATGATGACGAATTATTATCTGTTTTAATGTCTCAATTGGTGACTTACACCAAGAAAGGCAATCCTAGTTATACCAAGGCTTACAACGCTTTAGATTTCTATCGTTCATTACGTATTGATGGATATAAAAAAGTAAAGGCCAGACATTTGGAATCGCGTTTTTATAAGCGAGAAAGAGAGCTTATTGGCTGTGGCATTAGCCGTTCGCATCTTCAGAATTTACATAAGAATCCAGATGGCAAAGTTATCCCATTTGTTCGTTTATTTGAACTCAAGATGGCTGATCAATTGCCACCAGATTACGTTCAACCAGTTTCACAATACAGCCCAAAGAATCAGGGCTTACATCTAGTTGCCTAAAGAGAGGTTTTTATCATGCAATTATCATTTAACAAACGCACAATTTTTCCATCTGTTTACCGCGGTGAAAATAAGAAAACTGGTGAGCCAACTTGTTACTTGTCTACAACTGTATTTTCGCCAGTTAAATACAATTTAAAACCAGCTGCTGGAATGATGCCAACTGAACAGATTCAATCAATTCTTGAAGAGTGTGCAGACAATGGCCAAGAAGTAGAAATCGAATTTACAGAGCAACAAACTAAGTATGGTGCAGAGATGCAAATTTTCAGCGTGAAGCCATTACCAAAGAAAAACCCAATGGAATCAAAGGCTTAATGGTGAATTATACGATTGTTCGTATAATGTATATTATGTTAAATAAAAGATTTGGAAACCTACCATATATAAGGCTTTGCTCGTCACGCGACATATAAGTTGTCACTGACGACACATACAATGTCATTATTCCTTTCCTAATATGAGCAACCAAGGCATATCTTTACCTATAGATGTAAAAATGAATTATCAGGTTGATTTCTTCTTCAATACCCTAATCAACTTAAATATTGTGGCTGGTTCACTTTGACCAGCCATATTCACCTGATTAAAGTTTTATTCAAAAGTATCAGGGTCTGGGCCTAAACGCTCTTCTCTATCAAGTAAAGCTATTTTATTGAGATCTTCATCTTCTAATTCAAAATTGAAAACATCAAAATTTTCTTTAATTCGAGCTAATTTAGTCGTTTTTGGAATTAAAATTAAGTCATTCTGGAGATGCCAACGTATGATAATCTGCGCAGGCGTTTTATTATATTTTATAGAAATATCCTTAATAATTTCATTATTTAATGCTTTATTTTGAGCTAATGGACTCCAAGATTGTGTTTGAATATTCAAACTTTTATTCAAACTCCTCATCTTATGCTGTTGCATATATGGATGAAGTTCAATTTGATTTAGAACTGGTGAAATATTAGTTTCTTTTATTACTTTCTCTAAATGTTCCTTATGAAAATTAGCCACTCCTATTGAGCGAATTAGACCTTTTTCTTTTAATTTAATAAGTGTTTGCCAAGTCTCAAGATATTTTTCTCTTTGAGCCACTGGCCAATGAATTAAATATAAATCAATATAGTTGAGCTTTAAAAGATCCAGACTTTTCTCCAGAGCCATTGTAGTAGCCTTTTCTCCATGAGAGTCATTCCAGACTTTAGTTGTAATAAAAATATTATCTCGATCTATTCCACTATCTCTAATACCGATACCTACTCCTTCTTCATTTCCATAAATTGATGCTGTATCGATTAAACCATATCCATGTTGTAAAGCTTCACGTACGGCAAAACTTGCTTCTTGATTTGTTGCCTGCCAGACGCCTAATCCTAATTTAGGGATATTCATACCATCATTTAATGTAATTTGTTCTTTAAAATTTTTAATCATCACTAACTTCCTATAGTTGATTATTATGCCGTTAAGCAATTTCTTGAGAATAAAACGTCCAATCTTTTTTATACCCAACCGTAACTTCAAATAACGAAAGAATTATTCTTGCAGTTAAGCCCCAAATTATTTCTTTATTATATTCAATACATGAAACTTCTACTTCTCCCTCTGGGTATTTCCCTTTGTATGGCTTAACATCGTTAATTAAGAAATAATTTAAAGGTATATAAAAAACTTCAGAAACCTCTTTAATA